TTAACAGGAGAAAAGTATGGCATTTCAAGTATCACCAGGCGTAGAGGTCAAAGAGATAGACCTGACAACTGTAGTTCCAGCCGTATCGAGCACAACAGGTGCATTTGCTGGAACATTCCAATGGGGCCCTGTTGATGAAGTAATAACAGTTTCAGACGCAAAAGGTTTAGTCGACGAGTTTTATCAACCAGCAAACACCGACGCTGGAGCTGAAGACTTCTATTCAGCAGAAGCTTTCTTAAGATATGGCTCTAGTCTAAGAGTTGTCCGAGTAGCGACAACGGGTATGTATTCTGCTAACGCAGCAGGACACGCAACGACTTTAGTCAAAAATGAAGACGCATATGAAGCATCTTACGACAATTCGGCAGGAGTTGCCACAGTTGGTCGTTGGATTTCAAAATATGCAGGCGCGTTAGGGAACTCTCTAAAGGTTTCAGTTTGTGCATCATCCAATGCTTATTATAACGATAACGTAACCACTACATCAGCAGCAGAAGCAAAAGGACAGACAGTCGTGTCTGTTACAGATGCTGATGTTTTTCAAGTTCGAGACATCGTTAAATTCACAGGTCACAATACAGAATATAGAGTTACAGCATTAGACAATACCTCAGGCGCAGAAACAATAACAGTAGAAGCATTAGCTCAACCAGCAGGAACTGGTCTAACAGAATTGGTTGCAAATGCAACGAATGTTAGCAGATACTGGGAGTTTTACAATCAGTTTGATAAAGCGCCCGGCAAGTCAGGAACAGCAAGTGCCGTAACAGGATCATCCGATGACGAAATCCACGTAGTAGTGGTTGACGAAGATGGAACGATCTCAGGAACACAACATGAAGTCTTAGAAAGGTATGCATTTGTTTCACTTGCATCAGACGCTAAAGACTCACAAGGAACTTCAAATTATTACCCCAATGTAATTCAAAGAAGTTCAGAATGGGTATATCACGGTGGACAATCCACAGCAATATACGCGAATGCATCAGACACTAGAACCCACGCGGGTTCAGTTACGACTGCATTTACAAGACCTTCCGCACCGATTTCAGATTCATTAACAGGTGGAGCAGATGGTAGATTACCTACAGCTGCACAGAAATATGCTGGATGGACAGACAATTTTGGAGATGGTGAAACATCCGATATCTCCTTTGTAATTGTTGGTTCTACTCAGACAGATGATGGATCAGGAACAAGTCAGGATATTCTTGCAGATCACAACACAATCGTCAATCAAGCAATCCAATTAGCAGACGGTAGAAAGGATTGTATGGCGATTGCATCACCTAGACGTGTATCAGTAGTAGGTGTCACATCTGAATCAACACAAGCAACTAATGTAATTGCAGATTATGCTGCAGTAACATCTAGTTCTTACGGTGTATTAGACTCAGGTTGGGTATACCAATATGACAGATACAACGACAGATACGTCTACGTGCCTTGCAATGGACATACAGCAGGTATTATGGCTAGAGCCGACCTTCTTAGAGACCCTTGGTGGTCACCAGCAGGTTTCTCTAGAGGTCAATACATGGGTATAACAAAACTTGCATTTAATCCCGGCCAATCTTCAAGAGATGACCTTTATAGTGCAAGAATTAACCCAGTTGTAACATTTGCGGGACAAGGAACATTACTATACGGTGATAAAACAGCACAGACAACACCATCTGCATTTGACAGAATCAATGTTAGAAGGTTGTTCATCGTATTAGAGAAAGCAATAGCAACAGCTGCTAAAGCACAACTCTTTGAATTCAACGATGCATTCACAAGAGCACAGTTTAGAGCAATGGTTGAACCTTTCTTAAGAGACGTTAAGAATCGAAGGGGCCTAGTAGACTTCTCAGTATTGTGTGACGAAACAAATAACACAGATACTGTGATTGACAGAAATGAATTTGTATGTTCAATCTTTGTCAAACCTGCTAGAAGTATTAATTACATAACATTGAACTTCGTGGCTGCAAGGTCAGGAGTAGAGTTCAGTGAAATTTACGGAGCAGTGTAGGGAGAAATAAATGGCAACTATAGATGAATTTAAAGCACAACTGATCGATGGTGGCCCTCGTGCTAATCGATTTAAAGTCTTCTTACCAAGAGCAGGGAATAATATAGAATTCCTTTGTAAGGCTGCAAGCATACCAGCTGCAGTTATAGGTGAAGTTCCAGTAAACTTTAGAGGTTCAATCCTTAAGTTAGCTGGAGACAGGACATTTGAGAACTGGTCAGTGACAATTATCAATGACGCAGACTTCTCAGCAAGAGCAGGACTTGAAGCTTGG